GGATGCGCTTCAACGCTATCGTCAGAGATGGTAAGTGCGAGTTCCGTTCACGTAACGGTAAAGAGATTCAACTGTTGGGTAACTTGGAAGAAGACTTCGTCAAGATGGCTGGAGATATCGACTGTGTATTCGATGGTGAGTTGCTTGTCAAAGATGGTGATGTGATTCTGGATCGTCAAACTGGTAACGGTATTCTTAACAAAGCCAACAAGGGTACAATCTCTGCTACCGATGCAGCTAAGGTTCATGCCACTGTTTGGGATCTGATTCCATACATTCAGTTCGCTGATGGTTACTGTGGTACTCCATACTCAACTCGATTCGATTCGCTGGCAACTCTGTTGGCAACTCACGAGCCTGATAAGGTTTGGTTGGTTCAGAACACAGCTGTAGAGAATATCGAAGAAGCCAACGTGCTGTTCGAGCGTTACCTGTCCATGGGACAAGAAGGTATCATCTTGAAGGGTAAAGATGGCGTCTGGGAAAATAAGCGTAGCAAGTCACAGATCAAATTCAAAGGTGAGTTGGAATGCGATCTTAAGATTGTAGGTATCGAAGAAGGTACAGGTAAGTATGCAGGTATGCTTGGTGCTTTGATTCTCGAATCATCCGATGGTGTTATTAAGGTTCGTGCAGGATCTGGTTTCACTGACGAGCAACGTAAGCAAGGTGCAGAAATAATTGGCAAAGTCGCTGCTATCAAGTATAATATGAGAATCAAAAACAAAGCTGGAGAAGAATCATTGTTCCTCCCGATTGTTCTTGAGATTCGTGATGACAAAGAAGTTGCTGATGCTAGTAAGGATATTAAATGATTTTAGAAACACTGATTCGACAGAAGAGATTTTTCGACGAGAGGTCTAAAGCAGACATCGCTGTTGCGAGAAACTTCTTTCAAGAACACAAGTGGGGTGGTGATGGTTGTCCATTTATTTTGGAGTATCCATATATGTCCATCCCTGACATGATTAAAGATAAACTGATTCACAAATCACTTGGGATTGAATATGACAGACGACACCACTGGGCAAGCTGAAAGCACTCACGACATCTTTGAAAAGAAGATGGCTGAGAAGTACCCTCGCTATTTCGGCGAAGGTAAACAGTACGGTGGATTCGCTATCGGTGAAGGATGGTATCCTATCATTGAAGCACTCATCGGACAGATTGATCACTACACTAAATGGCGTCGTAACACTCGTGCCCATCAGCTACATGTTCTTCGTGCCAAAGCTAAAGGTCGTGATGCAGTTCTAACTCTACTCTGTAAAGGTAAGACACCATCTGACTACGCTGAGACTCGTGCCGATGACATCATGGATTATGAACAAGATCCTACTGTTGATCGAGTTGATTGGATTCGTGTCGCTCAGATCAAAGAGAAGTTCGGTGGTCTACGTTTCTACTACGATGGTGGCGACGATCATATCTCTGGTATGGTAACAATGGCTGAGGTTTGGGCTGGTCGTACATGTGAGACTTGCGGTAATGTAGGTAAGCAACGAGGTGGTGGTTGGATTCGTACTCTGTGTGACCAACACGAAGCTGAGTATCAAGCAAGGAAGAATCATGAGTGATTATAACCCAGACCGATGGGTCATGTTAAAGTTTGCTAATGGCGGACACACAACCTATAAAATTCTAGCTGGTTGGGGTGGAAGTTATATGCACGGACAAAGCTGGAAGCTGAATAGTGGTATAACTAAGATTGAACAAGATGGTGACTACTACTTGTTCTCTGGTTACAGTGGATCTGTTTACAAGTGCCACAAGAATGCTTATGGTACTACTGGTATCAGTGCTGCGATGTATGCGTCATGGTCTCAGCAAATTGCTGATGCTGGTAAGCCAGAAGATACCATGGTTATGATGCCAGAGGAAACTAATTTTATGGAGATTGATTATGCCGACTAAGTCAAATGATGTAGAGAAAGTTTGGGTAATGGTCGAAGCTGTCTCAACTTTCCGTATGCGATACATGGTAGAAGCACCAAAGTCTAATCCTGAGTATGCTCTGGATGACGTGACAATGGGTACTGCCAAAGAGTTCTCGCAGGAATGGTTGGGTGAGCAGATCGTTTCTTCTCGTCCAATGACGACTGATGAAGCATTGGCTCAATGTGACATTGATAATAGTTACTGTTCTACATGGACACGTGACCAAAAGATTAAAGCGTTCTTCACTAAAGAAGGCGAAACAAACGGGATTTAATATGAATAAGTTGTATGTATTAGTTGGAGTTCCAGCAGCAGGTAAGTCCACTTGGATTAAGAACCAAGACTGGGCTAAGGATATTCCTGTTGTAAGTACTGACCATTTCGTTGAAGAGTATGCCAAGAAAGAAGGTAAGACTTATAGCGAAGTGTTTAACGAGTACATGCCAATTGCTGTTAAGTTGATGGCTAACCAAGCGTTAATCTGTCAAGCCAACAACAAGGATATCATCTGGGATCAAACATCTTGTTCTGTGTCAACTCGTGCGAAGAAGATTCGTATGTTGCCAAACTACTACAAGATCGCTGTTGTGTTCAAGACTCCATCCACTGCTGAATTGAAAGAGCGTTTGGCATCAAGACCAGGGAAGATCATTCCATGGGAAGTTGTCTCAGACATGGCACAAAAATTAGAAGTCGAGCCACCAACTAAAGAAGAAGGCTTTGACGAAATCTGGTATACCTAAGGAATAATTATGTTTGTATTTGATGTAGAAACTCTTGGTGTTGAGTCTAATGCCGTAGTCCTATCTGCTGCGATGGTTTACTTCGATCCAGAGCAACGACCAACCTATCAGGATATGCTTGACAATGCTTGCTTTGTTAAGTTCGGTGCCAAGGAACAACTTGATGTTGGTCGTACAGTTTCCAAGTCTACTTTGGAATGGTGGAAGAGCCAACACGAGTATGTTCGCAAGGTTTCGTTGGAACCTTCTCGTGAAGACATGACTGTTGAGAATGGTATGCAAGCATTCTATGATTACATGGCTAAGTACCCAAACGCAAAGAAACAAACTATGTGGGCACGTGGTTCGCTTGATCAGCTAGCCATTGATTCATTGGCAGTTAAATTTGGCTTGGAAGAAATTACACCGTATAATATGTGGAGAGACGTGCGAACTGCCGTGGACGTATTGTATGGAACTAGCAATGGATATGTAGAAGTAGTACATCCTCTGTTCCAACGACATGAGGTTATCAAACATCACCCTGTCCACGACTGCGCACTCGACGCAATGCAACTAATGTACGGAAAAGTTTAATGGAATTTTACACAAGCGTCCACCCAGTGGGTGACAAGATCCTCGTGAGAGGTTATGAAAATGGACGAGCATATCAGCGTAAGGTAGATTTCTACCCTACGCTTTTTGTCACTTCTCAGAAAGAATCTAAATGGAAGACACTTGACGACATCTATGTTGATGAAGTGAAGCCTGGAACTATTCGCGAGACACGTGACTTTCTGAAACGATACGATGACGTGCAAGGGTTTCCTGTATTCGGTAACACTAACTACGCATACCAATACATCAGTGACACATACGAAGATGATGTCAACTGGGATATGGAACAACTCAAAGTAATCACGATCGACATCGAGACTGAAACTGAGAATGGTTTCCCAGACATCAAGACTGCCAACGAAGAAGTTCTGTTGATCACTGTCAAGGATCTGATCTCCAAGAAGGTTATCACCTTTGCTCAAACAAAGTATGGCACAGCCACAACCAAACGTGCTGATGTCACTTTGATTAACTGCACCTCAGAACTACAACTACTTAAAGAGTTTATGATTTGGTGGCAAGGTAACTACCCAGATGTCATCACTGGTTGGAACACCGACTTCTTCGATAACGTGTACTTGATCAAACGTATTGCTCGTGAGTTGGGTGATACATTCGCCAACAAGATTAGTCCTTGGGGTTATGTCAACGAACGTAAGACCTTCATCAAAGGTAACGAAGAGATCCACTACGATATCATGGGTATCTCTCAGCTGGACTATCTCGAACTGTACAAGAAGTATACTTACACCAAACAAGAATCATATCGTCTTGACTACATTGCCGAGCAAGAACTTGGTGACAAGAAGAAAGAGAATCCAGGCGATTCATTCAAAGACTTCTACACTTATCACTGGCAACTGTTTGTGGAGTATAACATCCACGACGTAGAGTTGGTTGACCAACTGGAAGACAAGATGCGTCTGCTTGAACTGCATCTGACCATGGCGTACAATGCCAAGATCAATCCTGAAGATGTTTACTCACAGGTTCGTATGTGGGACACTATCATTTACAATCACCTCCGTAAGAAGGGTATTGTGATTCCAGCCAAGTCGTACTCTGGAAAAGATGCTCAGTTCGAAGGTGCTTACGTTAAAGACCCACTCATTGGTCAACACAAATGGGTCGCATCCTTTGACTTGAACTCTCTGTATCCTCACTTGATTATGCAGTACAACATCTCTCCAGAAACTCTGACATCCGAAAAGGTATCAGTCACTGTTGATAAGTTGCTCAACAAAGAGATTGATACTGATTACATGAAGCGTCGAGACTTGGCGTTGACTGCAAACGGCTGGTGCTATCGTAAAGACATCAAGGGTTTCATGCCTGAGTTGATGGAAGAGATGTACAAGAATCGTTCCAAGTTCAAGAAGATGATGTTGAAGGTTGAACAGGAATACCAAAACGACAAGAGCAAGAAGCACTTGTTGAAAGAGATCAGCCGATTGAACAACCTGCAGATGGCGAT